CCCGAAGGTATGGTGACTTACATACCACAATCACGTATGCAAGCGAATGCTACTGTGAACGCACTTCCAGATAGGGTTAAAGTGTCTCCCATTAAGAATAAAAAAGACAAGAAGAAGGAGGTGCCAAATGTCAGTACTCTTCCTATGGAGGAGGAAAAGCATCTTCAAAGCGCTTCTGGGTCTCCAGAAAACTTCCAGATTCAAACACAGAATCCACAATTTCCTGTTGATAAGCAGGAGGCTATTGTGCATTTGTGGAGTGGTCCTGATGCCAAGGACGAGAAAAATTACTTGCAGAATGGAGTGATCATTAACAACCGTTTGGTTGTCAATGCTCACTGTGCAAGTTTTATTCGTTTTTATTCTTTGCCAGAATCTTACACGACTGTGATTGAAATTCCGAAGGACGCTTCTTATTCAACTTTTGGTCAGGGTGACCTGGCGAAATTTGATTTTACTGTTCAGGGTGTTAAAAAATCTTTGAACAAAAAGAATAAGTTCTTCAAGACCCCCAAGCTTGGTGATGCCATATGTCTGATTATTGTTCGTCCAGGGTTGCAGAGAAAAGTCTGTATTGGCAAGGCCACTACCTCCTCGAGAGAAGGTTGTTTTGGTCTTGAAACAGGAAATGATCTCAGCACCTTTGGTGGCGATTGTGGCAACATTTATGTTGACACCAATGGTCATGTCATTGGTATTCACTTTGCTGAAGGATCAACTGGTGGTTGGATGGTTCCGATGACGGAAGCTGTCTTGAGCTGGCTTTTTCGTTCTTGAAAGAATTAGAATGCCTGCTATGCAGGGAGTGCCTTTCTCCGGCACTGTTTACGGGTCTAGGAATGAACTATCTCCTATGGTTGTGGACATCTTCGATGGTGTTCCAATTGTTGGTTATGGTGATGTTAGACCCTTGCCCACAAACGACTATAAACCTTCTGATTTTTATGAGGATTATAGCGGAGAAGAGTACAAACCTGCACTTGACAGTGATCTGTTTGAGGGTGTACGTACTGGTTTGCAGAAGTACACGGCCCAAAAGACCCTTTGTTCCGATTCATTGATGTTGTTGTCTTTGCGATATCTTGAATCACAATTCCGATTTGTGTTTGCAGGTGTGCAGCACATTTCGATGGAAGAAGCCTACGATAGGTTAGTCTTAACCAAAAGCCCAGGTTTTCCTTATTATTACAATTGTGTTGATAAGGAACAGGCACTCGAAAAGTACGACGTAAAATACATAGTAGAGAGCGAGTTGGTTAGTGGCAACCAGGAGACAATTTACAGCACTACATTAAAGAGTGAAATGAGGCAAGAGGGCAAATATCCCCGGTTATTTACACCGGCGCCACTTCATTCCACTGTTGTTGGAAATTATCTCTATGGAGCCCAAAATGATGCAATCTCTAGAACAAGACGGATGCATCCGATTAAACTTGGAGTTCAAATGCCGGGACATGAGTTCAACTCATTGTTCTTTTCTTTCCCCTCCGGCTACATCAAAGCTCACTTTGACGTCAAAGGATTTGACGTTTCAATTTGTTTGAGCATTATGGCCATTATAATGGAGTTTAGAGGAAGATATATTAACCAGCAATACCTCAAGGCACATCGGGCACACTACAGTAAGATATACTGTGGTTATGTCTATGTTCTAGGATTGATAGTTTTACTGCTTGGCCAGAGGAGCGGGTCAACTAACACTTTTACAGACAACAGCTTATATATGTGTTGTCTTATTCATGTTGCATTTAGTATTTTGTGTGACGTGAGTATCGAGCAGGCAATTGATGAGCTCTATTTCATCAATGGCTCTGATGACGGGATGTTTGCTGTACATCCAAAATGGGGATCCAAATTCAACATAGTTACCTTAGCAAATTTTCTGTATGAAAATTTCGGATGTGTTTTGGAAAGTCCAAGTTTGGTGCCAGTGAGTTTTGAAGATTGTTATTTCTTCTCTCATCACTTAATCAGAGTTGCTTTACCACGCCTAGGTATTCCTGGGTGTTGGATAGCTGCTGGCAATCGAGAAAAGATTTTGTGTGGCTTCCGATATGTCAAAAAATTAAATATGTTGCAGAATTTTCAACGGTATGGTGCGTTGTTAATAGTTCTGTTCCCGTATCAAGCTGATTTTGAATATTGGCGGGAAAAAGTTCTTGCGTTGGCAGCGAAGGTTGATTATCAGGATAAGGAGTTTCGTAAGCTCATATCATTGATTTCATCTGATCTCTTCTTTCTCAAGATCTATACAGGTGTACAGACGCTTGGAGCTGATTACTCGTTCTTGGTTTCTTTTTTGTCCAAGTCGGTCTCGTCTTAAGCTAAGTGTTAACTACGAGATAAAAATTAGTGTTTAGGCGCAAAAAACTTATACCACAAACACCGGAAAGGGTTCTCAAAGAAAGAACTTCAAGTACAACTGTTATATGCAACAGGAAAACGATAAAAATACCGACAACACCGAGTTCATAGGTCTACTTTTGAACGGGCGTTTAGAAATTTTTGAACCAAAGTTTGTTGGAGAACAGGCAATAGTATGGCTACAAAGTCAGGAACTAGTGTTAGTACCAGCAAGGCAAGTGGATCTGTACAATCTGAGAAGAAAAGGGCTAAGAGAGCCGCCAAAAAGGCAGCAAATTTAGTCACTCAACAAGCTGCTTTCAAGGCTGGTCCTCTCCCAACTCAGTTGAAAGCCCAGCAGATGGTCACTGTACAAAAAGTTGCACAGGCTCTTCAGTCTGTACCTAAAAAGAATATGGACAAATTGTTGAATACAATTTTGCGTTCATTGACGTTACCAGGACAAGCTGTCATGGTTAGATACGCTGATGAGTTTACAACTACACCCACTGCGAAGGCTCAACCCTTCTCACAGATCAAATTTCCTTGGTGTTCTGCACTGGCTTATCCAGTTAATGTAGGTCATACACTCTCAGGAGACGATGGAGTAATTTTCACCTTTCGTGAATACCTTCGCCATTGTGTCTTTTACGATCCCAATGTAGCCAGAGGTCTCTGTGTTGGGGTTTGTTATATGGCTGTAGGCCTTCCAGGAGTTGCAAATGCTCTTCCAGTTTTAAACATTAGTTTACGTCTTGAAAAGAATCAATTAGTAAACGTTCCACTTCAGTGGGTGGATTATACTGGTAGTGCTTATTTGCCTCATGGAATCAAACTCTATGCAGGAAACCCTGCTGGCTCACCTGGTGATGCTGCGGGACAATTTATTTGGTTACAGGCTGGTGAAACTTTAGGTTTCATCATTACGGCTGTCGCCAATATGAGCATTGGTATTTACGCTGATATAGCAAAACCTAATGTTATAGTGAGGGCAGCCGATAGCGTTGCTGCTTCTGCCTTTGTAGCAGGTGCTCCCACTCTCAAAAATATAACTGTAAATAGTACTGGATACTATTCTTTTTGGTTTGTGTCTGACACAGATTCTGGGATTAGTGTATCATGTAATGTTACAGGCAATGCTGATTCAGAGTATTGGTGCCATCGTTCTCTAGCTGACTGGGAACAAAATGCCGGCAGCGCTGAATGTGTATCAATCCAGAGTTTTGCTCATATGTACTCCAACACTGCACCCATGGCGGGACGAGGTGGTGAACAGATCACTATCCAAATACCGTCCGGGAAAGCATGGCAGAATCAAGTCACGGCTAAAGGTTATGATTTGCTTGCTGGTCAAAATGGGGCTCAACCTAAGGGTGTTGTTGATGGGGTGTACACCTACATCAAACCATCTAGTGCTAAAGATTTCGAAAAATTTTGTCATCATACAGTGCAAGATGGAATTGTTGTGGGTTCTCACTACCCTTTGTTCCCCACTAAAGATTATTTAATGACCTGGATGAAGATAGTTCAACCTTCTTCTTCTACAGTAATGAATTCTCAAGCAGGCTATCTGACGCAATATGCTAATGTGGAATTTGCCACACTGAACACCTGGCATGAAGCGGAAACACCACTTCTTACTGCGAATCAATTTGCAGCTGCTGCTCAATTGTTGAAGGATGTTCCATTTGTTTTTGACAATCCTATCCATTGGGATGAGCTGTTTAACACCATTAAGAATGGGGCTAGTAAGTTTCTCGGGTATGTTCAGGACTA